GCTGCAGCCCCGATAACCAGAGCCTTGTCCTCGTCGTAACATATGTCAATGTGTACCGGCCAATCCTGTTCTCTGCTGGCAAGATTGAGCGTCAGGTCATCATTAAAGGTGACCTTTGTTCCGTTGGTTGAATGAGGAATTTTTGTTCCTTCGTTTTTCTCAATAATTATCATACCAGATATCCTCCTATCACTTTATATTTCACCGTTACTGATTTCGCCGAACCTGTGAAACCGATTTTAAAGCCATTGATAAGCTTGTCAGTAACAACTATTTCTCCGACATTGCCGGTCGCAGTCGGCACCTCCACTATGACAAGGTAGTTAAGTGTCTTTCGTGGCTTTACGAGACTAACGGAAACCAAGCTATTGTTAAAGGGGAATGTTTCGGAATTATTAAGTGTTACTGTTCCGACTTCACCTAAAAGCTCAGCTGACAAATCAGCTTCCATGTCGTTGTGCGCCCAGTCTCTCTGTCGTATGAAATTCAGCAGAAGCGCAACTGTTGCATGCGCATCGACAATGCCGTCTTCAATTTTATTGAAACGGATTTGATCCTGCGGTGTACCTTGCTGCATGACAGTGCCGGCCGGCGTAATAGTCCATGTACCGTCACCGTTTTGAACAACGGTAAACCTGTTTGAAGGATCTGTTACATGGTCAAGCCATTTAGTCCAATTGTACATAAACCTAGACCTCCTTCTCTGTGACGGTAAAGTCAAACCAGTAAAGCACGCCAGTCTGCCCCGTCGAAATTGTTATACTGACATCCTGATGCGCCCACAGGTTGCCATCGCTGTTGAATAACTCCACCCTGTTGATAGTTACCGTACCACCTGGGATAATAGAGAGCTGAGCCCTCACAGTACCGTTTGGCAGTATTGTTATATCATTCAGGTTGGTGTTGTAATAAGTCGAACCTACGCGGTACTTTGCGCCAGCAATCCTACGCTTGATATAACCACGAAGATCTGTAAAAGCTGCTGTGTCGAGCATTTAAATCACCTTCCTTTCACATTAAACCGCCGAGAGTGGTACCGCATAACTTTGCGCTGTATGCTACTCCGGCTCCGGCTGCGCCAACATCCAAACCGCTTGTCTCAAGGCCCCCCTGAGTTGCTCTTGCAGGAAATGTTCCACACAGGCGAACTCCGTATAATACATATCCAGTCGTCACACCAATTTCGATGTGTACTCGGCTGCGGTATATCAGAGCATTATCCTGTAGATGCGCCCGGATCGGTTTGTTCATATCAACAGTCCGGATAATTTCTTCTTGAGTAATGGCCACTCTCTGGTGAGTAACATCCAGGAGGATACGATAGAAGTGAGGCAGCCCTCCATAATCAAACCATTCCTCTATTTCGGAGCCGGGGTAGATATCACTCAAGGCTTTTTCTACCGCTCCACGAGTCCCAAGTTTCCTATGCACCTGGAAGCTATCTTTGATCAAAGCTCGTTTAGCTTCTAAGCCGTAGTCGAATCCGTACCAGTCAACCTTGAAGTCATGAGCAAGAATATCAAGAAGATCCTCCGGCAGATTATCAATCTGCGTGTAGATCCTCAGCTTGTCAATTTCTCCTTTCCGCGCAGAAAGGGCATCGGCTATAACTTGTGCCAATGCCTTCATGTTTTCATCGTTCCGGAGAACGTCGGGAAGGGTCCGCATAAGATTGTCGGAGGTAATACCGTGATTAGTCATCTTCATAACCTCCGTTCGTTATTGTAACCACCCCAAGCTCTGCCACCTGAGGCACGGTATTGTCACTGCCATCCCGGAGGGAGGTAAATGCCGGCGCCGACATTTCAATACGCTTGATGCCTGTTTTCATGAGCAAGCTACCGAGGTACGAGGAATTGATGTCCCGACCGAGCTTCGCACTCTGCCATGATATATACTCTGCAACGGTATCGTTCACCCCAGCTTCAATTTCTGCAGCACTCAATGATGTGTTACGCGGGATGTAGTAAGTAAAGGTAATATCATAAGGAACCGTCTCCGGATCATCAACAACAACGTAGTCTGTCATCGGCCGGACATATTCTTCATTGCATGCAGCCAGTACCGCATTCTTTATTTCGTCTCCGGCAATGGATCCGTCTGACATAAGGACATACAAATTAACTTGGCCAGGGCTTGGAGAATTGCCAACGACGTCCGCTATTTCAGTGGATACCTGCTTTGCAAAGTAGAGATAACCTCCTTTTGCTCCGGCGGTACTGTATGCATCCTCACTGGCACGCATCAACTCATAGTATTCATCATCTGTGGCTGTGTTGGCGCCGTCGTCGCTCATGGTGATGTTTTCGCAGTGGTCGTAATAGTTAAACACGTCCACCAGTGTATTGATCTGTCCAGGCGCGTAGCCGTTCCCTATGATACCTACGGTCTGGCATTGCACCATTACTTCAACAAAAGTATCACCAATAGGTATATAGACATCGGCTGTCGTTTCCCAGACTAAGGTGTTATTCTTATCTGTTACTCTTGTTCCTTTCGGCACCAGAATGGCGCTTGCCTGTGCCTCCGAGATATGGAAACGGACTGTACAAATGGCAGCCTGAGCTGCCGGTCTTGTCTTATCATAAAACAGTTCTCCAAGGGCATCGAGGTCGGTACCTTCTGCCCGGCTGGGGATGTTCTGATTCCCTGTGTAGTTGTTCATTACGCGCTCTTGTATAATCACATCTGTTATCCACTGTATGAACAATCGCTCCGGACTGGCCGGGTGTACCGTAAGCCCCACGATTTTTTCATAGGCAGAAATAAGCTGTGACACGAGCGCGTTCGTATCTGTACTGATAAACTGATATTCTTTGTTCCTAGGCATCTGTTATTTCCACCTCCACTGTAGCAATGAGTTTGCCCGGCGAATCATCCTCAAAGGTAATGTTAAGGACGTTAGCCCGCGGCTCATACTCTGTAATCGCGTCTTTGATCTCTGCAATCAGCAGCGGCCTTGCCACCGACATAGGCTTATCTATGAACTGCATGGGCAGGCCGAAATCACGATAGAGCGGAACAGAGAGCTGACGCGTCGACAGAATGATAGCAATGTTTTGTAGGACAGCTCTCACGGGGTCGCTCTCATTGAGCGTGATGCTGCCCAGGTTTTTCGAACTGACCGTATAGCTCATAGCGTCACCTCACGATTTCAGATATTCAAGCAAGTTGATAGAAACCGACACGCTGGTCACATTTCCTCGCTTGTCATAAGTCTTCATTTTGATTTTGTGGCTCTTAATCGTCCACTTATATTTTCCGTATGCCTTTTCTCCGACAACAAAGGTGAGGGGCTTACCGCTTCGCTCATATGTCCATATCTTGACAAGCTCCGTCATGGGATCAACGCCGAGATATGCGGAAATCTCCATATCAAAAGACATGGTGTCGGGATCTATCCCGGTAAACTCCGTAAGTGTATTTGTCAAATGGCGATTGTGCTCGCTGTATCTGGCTGAGCCTGACCACTGCAAGTTGTCAAAGGTTTTTATAACCTTCGATGATACCTGAAAGACTATATCTCCTAATACTCCAACCTGCATTAAATCACCCCCAGGATAAAGCCATCGCCGTTAAATACGGGAAGGTAGAGCACCAGCACCGTATCATTTACTTTAGGCAGCCAGTAAGTAACGTTTGAAACATGGTCATGCTCGCCGGCTAATTCAGCCGTACCGCCTCCGGAAATAGAGTGCGAGTGTTTACCATCAGACTTGATGTAAACGCCCGCTCCGGGGTGTTGCAACACGCTGAGCCAGCCTGAAACCATGTCCTTATCCTTGTACATCACTCGTGCGGTTCGTTTAGCGGGATCGATGGAGCTGACCGTTCCGATCCGCACAAGGTTATTCAAAATGTTTTCCATCAGTATCCCTCCAATACATGACGCAATCTCAGCTGCGTAGAATACCCGGATTTGCCAATGGAGTGCTTGGCCTGATTAACGATGTATTTTCCATCCCAGGCTCCCCAGCCTGTTAGCATCACCGTAACTCCTGCCAAAAAATCAGGGTTGCCGGGAAGAGTAAAGATTGCTGTGTACTCATATTTGTTTTTCAGGCGCAGCAGTTTTCTTGCCAGCGTCTGAGCTTCTCCGATGCTATTAACCTTTGCGGTAATCTCCAGGCATTGGTTGTTCTTGTCTTTCGGATCGTAGTCCTCAGCATAGGCAGTAGGCTGTATAATCTCCTTGCTTACCGGATCGATGTAGCTCACCCTGCAGCTGGCATATTCCTTGTCAGCGGATCCTGTTCTTAGTCGGTACTTTGTGTAAGTTCCGGACCCTTTCTTTATGGTGAACACTGCCGGCTTTGCTTCATAAGCCGCCTGGTCAAAGAGGACGATAATCTTATTCGTTGCCTTGAGTGATATCCCGGCATTATGGCAGAGCAGCTTCAGGAATGCAATGTCGCTCATGGTGATTTGCTCTACCCTCGCATAGTAGGGATCAACTGCAGATTCATACATACAGGTCATGCCGTTACGTGCCGCAATCTCATTTGCAATCTGCTTTAATGTGTAGTTCTCCCATGCTTTGCTCTTTTTTGTCTGCCGGATCTGATTACTGTATGGCAGTGATGTTCCCTTAATAGTGATAGTGGCCGGAGGACCATCGGCATCTATGCTGTCCAGCTCGAATTGTCCGCAGTCCAGAACTTTGTCTTTCCCATCGCCAACCCAGTTTTGCCGGACAAATAATGCTTGAATGCTCAAACCTTTTATACCTGAGCTGCCCGAGCTTCCTCCGGTGGCTGTGGCTTTTGTCACCTGGTCGATACCAAACCAGCCGAGTGATCCAACGTGAATAGGATAGGGCACTCCGCCTTTAATGTTTAGCCGTGTAATGGTACCGCTGTAATTGGTAATAGCAGCTCCGGGAGTTCCGCTTCCATAGCTTGAATACTGAGGTCGGCCGTTGGCGATTACCGCATCACCGACAACCCAGTCTCCGGAATTACCTCCGTGGTCGACAATGGCGAGGTACGCTTCGCTGACATATGCAGTTTTCCCGCTGTAAGTAATCGTCGCCCAGCCGTTTGATGTTGCGGAGACAGTAACTTCCGTTCCGTATGCAAGCGCACCAAGTTTAGAATTACCTGTACCTGGACCACTTCGCACATTAAGACCGCTTTTGGCAGTCACCTTATAAACGGATCCTGTTGATGAAGCGGAGGGAGGACCGGACGCTGCAGCCTGAATTGCTGCATTAAGCCATTTGGTTAGCCATACATCATCGCGATCCTCAATATTTATCTGCAGGTCATCAGTCTCGTTTTCCTCTTCATCGGTAAAGGTTATAGATAAAAGATATTTACGCAGGGAAACGGAGATATCCACTCCATCAAAGTAGACCTCCGCGTCCGTACGTCTTGATAAGTCTTTGTCGCTCATCCGCTCACCTGCTTCCATGGAGGCAGATTAGCAACTGAGCTTTCCTCAATTGTGACATCAGGCAGCACAAGCGTTATACCGGCCGGAAATATGTAATAATCCCGGTGAACGGTATTGAGATTCATTAACTTGTCAGTATGGGCTACATCGCCCAGCTGAGAGTGAGCTATGCTATCCCACATATCGCCCTGCGCCGTTATATATGTTCTGCTCATGCGTAAGCCCTCCTTGCTGCATCTATTCCAGCCTCTTCAAGTATGTCAAGAACTTTATCCTTGAGATCTTCGGTCGCATCTCTCAGTACAGCTGCAATATCCGGCGCGGTACTTCCTCCGGAGAAGTTATAAACAGGAGAGACAGTGAGTTGGACAGGAGTGCCATTCCCGCCGGTCTTTGCAGACACCGCTTCTGTTGAAATAGCATTAACTCCGGCGTTGGCGGTTTCGGCCATGGCAACCTTGACATCAGGCTCCATAGCTTCAGTAGCTTTTATATATCCGCTCCATGCCATCTCGGCACGATTCCACATGACTCGGGAAGGACTACGGATTTGTAGCTTGGCGTCAATGGCATCAATACCGGCCTGCGCAATTCGTGCATAAGCCTTCTCCACGTCCGGTAACATTCCCTCAGCGCCTCTGATAAATCCTTCCATAGTGCTTTTTGCGCTCTTGGCCGCTTCCTCGTCAAGGTTCATTCCTTCGACTGCAGTTTCAAGCTCAAGCTGCAGGGCATCCATAGAATTAGCAAAGTCTGTTTCCAGCTCTGCAAGGCTTCCGGCAACGGTTTCCTGTTCTTTCATTAGTTTCTGCCAGTTGGTAACCATTGCAGCCAGCTCCGTATCGGTAGCACTGGCCATGCCTGCGATAGCATTCACGCTGCCCTCGCTGCCATCGGCAAAGCTGGCAATCATATCAGAAAGTCCTTCAATGTCTGCAGTTCTATCCGACAGGTTTGCAAGGTTCGTGTTGTAATTCTTCCAGTATTCAGCCTGGCTTTCTAAAGCTTTGTTTATAGTGGCGGCGCTTGTTGCAACAACATCAGCGGCTTCATCCCATAGGCTGTATTGTCCGGACACGCTGTCGAGTGCAGCCTTGTATGCCTCTTCGTAGGCTATAGCCAATTCAGCCATTTCCTCTTTGATGGAGGATATAACTTCCTGCATGTTTTCGCCAGATGCAGCTGCTTCTTCTTGAGCTTTTTGGTATATCCGGAATGATTCCTCAAGCTCCGCTATTTCCGCAGCATTTTCTGCATATGCGGCAGACGTTTCATCAAGAGTAGTGTTATAAAGGTCGAGTTGCTCCCGGGCGGCATCTAGTGCTTTACCCTCAGTTCTTGTACCAAAGACCATTCCCCAGCCGGTGGTGTCATACTTATAAAGTTCGACTGCGGCAGACCATGCCTTGTATGCAATATCGTATTCTTCCTGTGCAATCTTGGAGTTGTACTCAGCCGCTTCTTTTGCACTTTCGAGAGAACCTTGTTTGCCAACGCGATCTATGTAGTCGCTCCATTGTTCCTCTAAAAGCAGTTGAGCAGCTTGAGCCTCTGCAATCGCATACAGAGAATCAATGAATCCTCCGGAGGAATTGACCACATCATCATAATTTAGTGCCAGCTCCGGCACCTGCTCATTAAGAGCTTCGATAATGGAGAGGATAGCCTGTTGGTTTACTGCAGCACCATCAGTTGTAGAGGTAAGTTCCTCCAGCTTAGCAATCAATGCCAGGGTACTGCGCTGTTCCTTTTCGATTTCCTCATATGCTGCGGAATGAGAGGAAGTCATTTCTTCATAACTGCCCATCAGGTCTTCATGGGCTGCTTTGTATTCTTCAAGAGTTTGTCTTCCGGATTCATATTCATCCGTCAGATCTTCAATTTTCCATCGGAGTGATTGTGCTTCGTAGGAAGTATCTCCATAGACCTCAACGGTTCTTTCATACTCTTCATTGAGCTCCTGTAGTTGGTAATACTGTTTACGCGCCGCCGCCGTTAGTTCCCATGCTTCATCTGTTCCGTCTTTGCTTGCTTCCGTTAGAGCTACGATTACAGCTGACAAAGCAGCTACACCAGCAACGACAGCCATTATTATATTGAGGCCTGGTATTGCAGCGGTGAAAGCAGCCGATACAACGGTTGCAATTTTCGTTACGGCAACATAGGCAGTTATTCCACCTACAGCCAGACCCATTACTCCAACAAAAGCAGTAACAGCCTTAACCAGTGTAGGATTCTTCTGAATGAAGTCCGTTACACCTCCCAGAACATCGGTCATTAAATCATAGGACTCCCCAAGCGCCGGATTCAATGCGTCGCCTATAGCAATTTTTAGATTGTTATAAGAGTTCTGCATCATCGTCAAGCGGCTTTCAGTAGTGCCGTACCTTAGGTTGGCTTCTTTTATAAGAGCGGTATTTTCAGCCCAGCCCCGATTTGATGTTGCCAGCGTGCGGTTCAATAAGTCTCCTGAGTTTGAAAGAGAGAGGATCATGCGCTGCATGCGCGTCTCTGTTATCCCCAGCTCTGTGAGTGCGACTGTGGCACTCTTACCGTTTCGTTCTGTGTCACTAAGACCCAGCACGAAAGACTGTAATGCTGTAACGGCATCATCGCCCCAGGCTTTTGCGAATTCATCTGCTGACATATTGGCTATGGTAGCAAATTCGTTGAGGTTATCCCCAGTTTCCACAGCCGTCATAAGCTCGGATATCAACTTGCTCATGGAAGTGGACCCGGCCTGTGTTTCGATACCCAGTGAAGTTACCGCAGCTGATAGTCCTAACATATCAGCCTCAGACATTCCGGCAAGTGAAGCACTGGCCGCTATGCCCTGCGACATATCAACTATTTTCTGTTCTGTGGTGGCGTAATTGTTACCGAGACCAACAACGGCACTTGCTAAGTTAGAGTAGTACGTCGGATCCATCTGAGTGATGTTAGCAAACTGCGCCAGCATCGTAGCACCTTCCTCAGCCGTCATGGTTGTTGCTGTGGCCAGCATAGCCATTACCTCAGAGAAATCCATCAAGTTTGCTTTAGCAATGCCGAGTTGTCCGGCGACTTCACCGATCCCCGCCAATTCTTCCGTAACAATCGGGATATCGGTAGACATGACTTTAATTTCCTGGCTCATTGCAGCCAGTTCCTCATTGCTCATGTCCGTTGTCTTTGCAACACCGGTCATTGCAGATTCAAACACCATAGAAGCTTCAGTAGCATCACCGTAGGCATCAACTATCTTTTTCAGGCCTACAGTTATTCCCGCGGCTACAAGAGCCTGACCAGCTGCGCCAAAAGCAGCAGAGGCCTTGGTACCGAAATTATTAGCTCCGTCCGCGGCCTCTTCCTGCTTGGCTTTTAGTTCATCCATCTCTTTGCCGAGCTTGGCACTTGCGCCTGTGAGGTCGGCAGTATCAACTCCGGTATCCCGGAGCGCATTGCCCATCCTATCAAGTTTATCTGTCTGAGCAGATAGGGAAGCGGTTGTCTTGTCGATCTGCTGCTGTTTAGCCAGTAGTTTATTTTCGAGAGCTGAGGAAAACTGACCAGTCTCAGCCATTTCCTTCTGGATGTTGTCATACTGCTGCTGCAGAACTTCGAGCTTCTTTTTACTTGCCTCAATCGCGCCCTGTTGCTTTTCGTATGCAGTTATGTCTGACTGTGTCTTGCTGAGGGCCGCGATTTCTTTCTGCATGGAAGCGATCGCGCCTTGCGCAGTCTTGAAGGTGCTGTTATAGCTGCCGCCCAGCTGAGCGTTCAGCTGAAATAGCATTTCATATTCTTTTCTGCTTGCCATACTGGCCCTCCTTTCGGTTAACTCTGTTTAGATTCTGATATTAACTGGTTGCTCACTCTTATCCAGCCTATTAGATCGGGATAAGAGCAGGACAGCCAGAATGAAACGGGGGTATTATTCGTCTTTGCCAAGATAAGGCATTGACGTCGGAGCCATTTTCCACCGTCACCGATTACAACTCCGATTTCAATAAAAAAGAGCGAGCTGCGCTCCTGATTTTGTTGAAGTCAGATATAGGCATGTTTTCAAATGCATCCGCTCCAATAGGTATCTTGCAAGCCCTGGATGCTAAACGGATAAGGTATTCACCGGAGAAGGTGGGTACAATAACCGCTTTTCCAATCTGCTGCATTTCGTTCTCAATGGATAGCCCATCCTTACCGGTGAGATTACCCCAGTCGAAGGTCAGTTCCTCATAGGTTTTCCCCTCGTACGCATAAGGCTTGCGAAATTTATGCACATAGGTATAGGCGCTCTGTTCAGCTTCCTGTTCTGCTACTGCGAACTCATCAGCGTCAATAATGACGTCAGTTTTATTTTTTTCCATGATAATTCTCCCTTCGTAATACAGAAATAAACCCGGAACGGTATTATCCGTCCCGGGCTACATGATTATTTTCCGAGCACACGCTTCACGTCGGCCAGGTAGTCAACTCCATTGACATAGCAGATGTAGTTGAGGGGGTCAATCTCGCGTACCTTCACGCCGTCAATGTAAGTTGCCCAGTAACGGACTGCATACTCACCGGATCCATTTGTCGGAGCTGCAGGGGCAATAGAGCCGCCAACATTATTCTTTGGAATTACCACGAGAATATGTTTGACGGATTGAACTGCCACAGCCCCGGCTACAGTGTCCTCGGTCTGCTGAGCTACACGCAAATCAATGACATGGCGTCTCGGTTCTGACAGCCTGATTGCCTGTGTGGTTGTGGTCCGGAAATTGAGACCGAGTGTCATGGCATCGAAGTGGCCAAGTATAACGGCTTCAACATTACCGGCAATGCCGGCGCCAGATATGGTCTGAGTGAGTGACGTGAGGTCAGGAAGGGAGGCACTCGCCATCCCGACGTACTCAATGCTATCCTCATATACTGCAAAATTGATAACGCTTTCGTCGAATTTCGGCATCTGTTATTCCTCCTTCTTTAGCCCTGCAGCGCCGACGTTACATAATTGGCATCATACTCAAGTATAAAGCCAATTTCTTGCGCCGGGCTGGGCGGTGTAATATAGATGTGAACCTTAATGATACCGGCCATCAAACTGGTAAGCGGGTTCTCGCTTTCCTTAAACTCAGCACGAGCGCCGAGCAAATAACCGGATCCTGTCAAGCCGTTCAACCAAATATTGCAGGTGTCGACAATGGTATCAACCAGTCTGCGATTCATCGGTTTGTCGAGCTTGCCCCAGAATGTTTTTATCAGGGTGTTACCAACCCAGTCAAACATTCTTGATACGGGGATGTAATAGTCTTTCACGTCAGTGTTGGTCGGATAGCAAGCGGTGTAGTTGCCCCAGCAGCTCATCTTACCCATGAAGTTGAGTGCGGTTAAAACGCCGCCGGCATTCAGGATGTTTGCCTGTGCCAAGGTAAGATTGATTTCCTTGCCTGCAGCATCGACCATCGCGTCCGCTTTGAATGCTTTATTGGATGGGCTCTCGTAAGGGCAGCCATCATTGCTGGTGTCGACCTGAGCCATCAGTCCGGCAAGCTGAGTGGACATGTGGAACACCTTGGTGCCGAGCTTCAGCAACGGCCAGCAAGGAATCTGATTCACATCAGACAGGTTGTTTGTTCCTTTGAGTGCCAGGACTTCGCTGTAATCGTCAGCTCCGCCAACTGCAGCTGTGCTGATATCGACAAGAGCCTTAGCCTGGAACATTCCATTGATGCCCGCGGCCTTTGTTGCCATTACTGCTGCGACTGAGGTGTCCTCAGAGAAGCCAGGTGCGCAGATGATGTCCGGAACGATGCCGAGGGTAGTCATGCATTGCTCAATCGCTTCCATGCCGGTTGCAACTGCAGTAGCGTCCACCGTTGCAGGTGTTACCTTGTTGTAAGCAACACTCAGGCTCGTTGCAGCATAGGCGTCGCCATCAGGCAAAAGCTCAATATAGCAGTATTCCCCTTCATAAAATACCGAATAATCGGTGTCCTTTACGTATGCATCGCCTGTGCCGCCCTCTGGTTTGATTACCAGGGTAGCATCGTTAATCGCTTCGATCGGAAGTGCAATCTTGTGATTAGCGACGGCTTTATCTGCTGCACTTACAGCCTCTTTCATGGTGGTAGCAAGCAGATTCACGAAGATAACCGGCTGAGCACCAAAAAGATTGAAGTGTGAGAACATCGCCTCACATAAGGTGTAATTGTTCCATGCTCCTGAGTAGCCCAGTTTAGTCTTTGCTTCCTCAAAACTCGTTGCAAGTACAGGAGCGCCGACAGTTGCCGGAGATTCTGCAGCTTGAAGCGGTGCTGTTCCGATGAAGAAAGGAATACCGGATTTCGCAACATTGGGAGTGCCAACGCTGGTAGCCTGCTCGGAGACATAAACGCCATGATTAGCCATTCACATTTCCTCCTTAATTAGATTTGCCGGATGCAAGTTTCGTGTAATACACGTTCAGCAGATTGCCGGCAGTTTTTACTTTGATACGATCCTCCGCTATGGTCTTGTCGGTAGAGATCAGCTTACCGATCAGCGGGTACTTCTTAATGGCAGTGGCTAAAAATGTTTTTGTATCTTCAAGCGATTTGCCATAGATAGTACCGGACTGGATCACTCCGCGAATACTCGGCCCGATATAAACACAGAACCTTTCAGGCTCTTCAACGGAGGTTACTTCGACGGCAGGAGTTTCCTCTGCCTGGCTTTTTGTCTCGGTGATTTCCACTTCGACATCCTCTGCAGCTTTTTTCGCTGCGGATTTCTTTACAGCCATGGTGATCTTACCTCCCTCTGAATTGCCGGGAGTATCCACGTACTAATCATTTCCCCGGCATAATAGGGAGCGGTGTCTTCGGGATATATCATGCTTTCAAGCCCGGCCTCAAGGTCAAGCTGAAACTGATCCCCGATGACCACCTGCTTTAGCAGATGGATGCGCAGCCGCTCCATGAGATTTACTAACATAAGCGATCCTTCTTCCTCGTTGTCATTGTAGACGCAGAAGATGGAACGCACGACCGCCGACCCAGTTACATTTTCGCCCTGGGGCTGAATGTCCTTGCCGGTGATCAATTGGTGAATGATATACGGCGCTTTTTTCTGCGCCGCTCTACTGTCCGGGAGG